AAACTTGCAGGTATAGAATCGCCTTGAATAAAACTTTCCGACACAGACCAAGCATCCCCTGCGGTGGTAACTGCATAAGTAGTTGTTGAATCTATAGTTGGAACACCATTTGTTATTTGTGCATCTGTCAGATCTAACGTGCCAATAGCATTGGCAGTCTCATTAGCAGTTGGGGTAACATTTGTGCCAGAGGCAGAGAAGGTCGTACCAACACGAGTTGCCGTTGAACTAGCACCTAAAGTGCTTACAGAAACTATATTCTGGATCGAATGAGAAATATCGGCCAGTACCGCTGTAGGACTTCCGACAATAAATAAAAATGGTAGAAGCTTTTTAATCATGTGTTGCTGATACCTACTTTGGAATCTTTGTTATCCACCATTTTAACAGCATTATTATTTTTCTTCTTATCACCATTTTTCTTGATGTTCAGTCCAAAATTTCCTAAGACCGTGCTCAAAATTCCAGCAGCGAAAGTTGTATCAATTTGTCTTGGCGAGTTACCATAATATGAAAAACTGATAACTGCCAAAGACCAAACCAAAACAATAAATTGGATTCCTGTTGAAACCCAATTCATACCATCTTTTTCTTCTTGGTCTTCCATAAATAATAAAAAACCCTATAGGGAGAAAAAATAGGGTTTAATGACTGTGTGAGGTCATGCCAAATCTAGCAAATTTTGATATGTTTGGAAAGGATGACATAATCAAATGACTACAGATAGCTTCTTCAATATAGATTTTGAAACCCCTACACCAGAATTAGAATTATCTGTCGAACTGCGATGCAGAGAAGTTATGCAAAGTAAAAACTTTGATGAGATTAAAAAATACTGTACGCACTTAATAAGACACCAAATGAGGCAAGACTTATTTCTTGCAGGTATGTTGGGTCGTCTAGCAGAATTAGAAGCAATGAACGCAATAAGAGAATTGAAAAAAGAAAAGTTAAAAAAGAGAAAATCTATGGGTCGTCAGATAAAAAAGTTTTTTCATATTCCTTAATTTCCTGCATTGTGAAGTCCTTTACCTGTAATTTTGGTATCTTATTGATTTCATAGTTATGTTTAACAATAGCAGTCCTTATATGCTCGTTAATCCAATCCCCATCATTAACAGTTAGGTCTGCTCTAAAATCTTTAGTTATGTATATCTTGTGATCCACCCCACGCAGTTCTACATCCAGCAATAATCTGACTAAATTTTTTCTTCTGTTGTCCTGTAAAAATTTTAATTTTCTGCCAGATGGAGTATCCGTTCTTTTCATTCTCTAATTCATTCATACGTTTAATAATACCGTCTGATTTAACAATAAATTCTTTTAAAGGTAAATCTTCAAACCAATATTGTCTGTCTAACTCTGCAAGTTTATGCTGATAGTTTTCTATTAAATCCTTATTGTTCACTGTTTAGACTTTCTACCCTGTATTCTACGTTCCACAGATTCTCTCCACATTAATTCATCTTTAGCCTGAGCTACCTTGTATGTTGTACTTGGATATATACGTTCCAACTCTTTGTAAGCCACTTTTCTGACCCAGGCTGTGCCACGGATGCCCTCTTTTTCAGCTTGCTCCTCTATAAGTTCTGATCTGTTTGGATCAATCAGTACTTGATAGTAACTTTTGTTTCCGTGTTTTAATGCCATCTAGTATATTACTCTTGTACTACTCTACCACCAAAAAGGGAAATCGGCTGCCTCTATTTGCTTTTTCTTATACTTTTTTCTGGCATCTCGCCTTTTTTGTGATTTACCTGAACGTATCTCAATAGCTGACTTTAAATACTCTATTGCACTGGCTAGATCTTTATTTGTGGCTTTGGGGATCTGTTTATATAGATCCCTCATAAGATTAGCCCTTATCTCATCCTGCATAACACACCTGACTCTTGTAGTATTCTACTTAGTCTTAGACCAGTATTCAATAAGCAGCTTCAATTCATCAATGCGTTTCAAAGCTGCCTGAATTTTTTGTTCTGTTGTCAATGTACCTCACTCCATTTGTCGCCAACGGATACTTCCGCTAATGCTGGAACATCGCCCAACCATTTCGCTTCTGCTCTCTCCATTGTTTCTTTTAAGATCTCAGCCCATTCATTAGCAATATCTTCTTTGACTAAAAGAATCAATTCGTCATGCACGGCTGCTGCAATCCTTACCTTATCTTCACCTATATCTTTTACTTTGGCCCATAAGTTACCCAATGCACATTTTAGTATTGCAGCACCAGCACCCTGTATCGGAGTATTACATCTAACAGTAGTTCTGTTAAGATCACCCTTCAAGAACCTACGCATATTAGATACTGGAACTCTAGTCTCAGCCCACTCATCATTCTCCGTGGATCGTGATGTATAGTTCATCTCCTGCTGCCAATCTCGAATACCACTATATGTAGTAAGCCAGTTATCTCTAATTTCAATAGCCTGTTGGTGTGACATAACTACACCACTACTACCTGCATATTTTCTAAGACCTTCTGCTCCTGCACCATATAACAGACCAAAGTTTGCAGACTTGGCAATCTGTCTATCGCATCCCATCTGATTAGCGGTATAGTCGTGCAAATCTTCGCCTCTCCTAAATGCAGCAATCATATTCTTATCTCTAGCTAGTGCAGCAGCTAACCTAAGTTCCATCTGTGAAAAGTCAGCGTCAACTATTTTCCAACCTTCAGGTGCTTGAACACACTGTCTAAATTCTGAATCTCTGGGTATCTGCTGATTATTAGGTTTTATACTGGACATCCTGCCTGTATCTGCACCAAGCTGCATATAGGATGCTCTAACAAATCCATCATCCGACATCTTATCCTGTATGCTCTCTATCATCTGTCTACGCTTTTCTCTACGTTTCCAAGTCATAAGTGTCTGGATCGTTGGTGAATCAGCAGCACAATTCTTCAAGGCATCTTTAGCAACACTGGGCTTACCATCACCATTTACAGGAGTGTAACCAAGAACCAGTTCAAGTTTTTCTAGCAGTTGTTTAGAGCTTTTGATATTAAATCCTGCATATTTCTTAGTACCTAATCTGACTGAACCCTGGTCTTTCGCACGTAAATTAAACGAACCATCATCATTTCGTGGTAGCTTCTTACCTTCTGGTAAATCATTATCTAGCTCTCTGATAAATTCGTTACCTAACTCTTTGATGTCATCTTCATAATCAACACGACATTGCTGTAGTTCTTCACGATTCCAGGGTAATCCTGTCCTCCACATCTGAGCCATAGCTGGAAGTGCTCGGCACTCTAAGGTATATGCTCTGTCTAATCTGGCAGTTCGTATCTTCTGATCTAATACCTGATCTAACTCAAGTAGTACTTCAATATCTTTGGCAGCGTATGTAAGTTGCTCTTTAGATAGAGTTTCCGCACCCCAGTCTGATTTCTGTTGTTCTTTGGATACATCCATGTTTAGTTGTCTCTTAGCCAGTGCGTCTAATCCATGTTTAGTCTGTGGAATACCATTAGTCAGTAATCTGCTGGCTAACATACTGCATTTAAGAAAACCAGTAGGATATATTCCATGTTCCTGTAACCAACCAAGATCAAATACTGCGTTGTGCGCTAACCAATATCTATTGATAGCACTAAAAAAATCTTCTATATAATTCCAATCACTACGCTCTAATTCAAAGCAGTCTATAACTACGATGGTTCGTGAAGAATAACACCCCAACTGTAATAGTCTGAGCTTACCTTCTTCTGGTTGTAGCTGTAGTGTTTCTGTATCGAACGCAATACTGTGTGCTGTGTGTAATCTTTTAAGTTCCTCTATCCCGTAATAGACAGAGTATTCCTGTTTGGTCATTGTTGAGGTCATAAGGTGAACCTGAAATATATGTTCTATTACTGTAGCACATTAGTCTAACTTGTCCAATGGCTTATCTTCTTTTGCAGTATTTGTACATTTAACGGAGTAAATATGCAGACATCCATTCCATAACAAACCGCCTGTAAAACCTGAGAATGAAAATATTCACGATCATAGTATTCAACTTGATTCACTGTTACCACCTTTTGTCTATCTGCATCATATTCTGTGTATCTGACAGTAGCTAAAGGACTATCTTCTGTTGGATATTTTTCCTCAAAAATAGTGACATTTATAGTTTTACCGCTCAATTACTATTCTCCCCAGAATTTTTCGTTTTCCTCTATATACCCACGGGGGTCTGTGTATAAACCCTCTTTCGTTCCAGTGGAGTCGGTTTCAACAACAATCGGTTTTGTATTAACCTCGTCTTTGTATAAACCTCCATCCGATCCAGAGGTTTTTACAAAACTAGGGTTTTTACAAAAGTCATTGTTCTTCAAATCCGTTCCAATATCTACATTATGAGGTTTATACACATCATTACGGGGTATATCGCGCGAGAGAGACGTAAAAGACTTTGGTAATTCCTTACCTACTGCTTTATAGAATTTGGACGGTCTACCTCCTTTACTTTTTATTTTTGGAACGTCTACTTCTTCAATTAATTTCTGATCCTCTAATTTATTAATGCTGTACACTATGGCCCGTTTCCTATGAGCACCACCTACTGTATCGTGTTCAACCAAATCTTTAACGCACCAGGCTTTAGGCTCTGTTCTCATCAAACGCAATATGTCCAATGTGTGTTTGTTTGGAGTGTCTACAATAACTTCTTCTGTACGGTCTGGTGCAGGAGTTATGGAGTAAGAGTAATCGGGTAATAAGGTAAATATCATACGAAGACCTTCACGGTCCTCTCTGGACTTCTCAACGCTAACTAATCTGCTATTTGCTGTAAGACCCATCTCAGCAGCATCATTCATAGACAACTTACGCATATTCCATGTCTCATCCACTGCATTTTTAATCGCAGTAGTACCTCTAAACTTACCTTCTTTGGTGTTGTGATGAATAATAATTATCGAACAAGCTGGAAAGTCCTGTCCATTACGTCTTACAAGTTTCTTGATAGGTAACGCATACTCTCTCCTGTTCTCTTCATAAGGGTTGCTGTCATTACAACCATCCAAACTATCAATAATTATCAGATCATAAGCATACTTATTCTGCATCTTTTTAAATCTGCTGTACCACTGCATATCCCACTCAGTAATCACCCTGACATTCTTATCGCACCCAATCAACTTCATCTGTCTACGCAATATCCTCTCGTTCTGATCCCCATTCAACCAAAGAACCTTACCAGTTGGTACGTTTACTAATCCTCCATAAACATTAAAAGCCTTACCATGTCCAATATGCTTGGCTATTGTCTGACACATAGCAGTCTTACCAGTACCACCATCTGCATGAACTAGCAGAGTCCACGGTTTAGGCAACAGCCCAGGAATTAAGTATTCAAAAGGTGTGTCATCCAACTCATCAGGAGTCAGAGGTTTCTGCCCCTTAGTCCTGTTAAACATTTCATGAGTATCAACCAACCTCTCAATCTCAGCAGCATTACCCCTCTTAGCTTCAATAGCTAACTTATGGACCGCCTGATTATGCAACGCAGGGTTTTCATTCTTAGGATCATTGTCAATCTCGATATATCGCTGTATCAGATCCTCACCATCCAGTATCTCTTCCTTATAACGAAGTGGGATAGCCTCCACATCTTCAATTAGTTTGTCTAATCCAACCTGTTTAAATCTTTTTCTATCTGGATCGACCTTATCTGCCAACTCAATAAGGTGAGACATATTGTATCTCGCACCATCATTTCTCCATGTTGCATACCATCTAGCAGCACAA